TCGGAACGACTTTCCGATCAGCGACCGCTTTGACGGTGTGCCCTATACGTTCCCGGAGAACGTCCCCATCTCGCTGCCCATCGATGCCGCCAACCACATCTTTGGCTGGTTCCCCAGCGTGGACCTTTCAACCGTGGAGCGTCACGTCAAAAAGCGGATGGGATGGAACACGCCGGAAATGGTCGCGGACGGTCGCGCGGACAGTTTTTACAAGAAGATCGAAATCACCCCCATCCTCTATCGAATGGTGCCGGTAGAGGTGGATGAGGAAGGCGAGCCCTTGGGTAAGAGGGCTCCCAAAGTGAACAAGACCATGGCGGCGGTGGACGCGGCAGAAGCGCGGGCTTAAGGACCATGAATGCTCCTCTCCGATTACATTTCGCAAGTCCAGGAGCTTATCCACGATAGCTCTGCTATTGATTTTACAACTACAGAGCTAACGACATTCATTAACAACGCACGCACCAGGGTTGCCCTAGACTTCCATTGCGTGCGTTCTTTCTTCACCAACCTGTCCTCGATTGCCAACCAGGAAACTTACCCCATGTCCGGCGGGGTGGGTGGCGCCATAGTCACCAACGGTGGGACCTACAGCAGCACGCCTACGATTACCTTCGACCCCCCGGGGGGCGGAGGAGTAACGGCCACCGGAACGGCTGTTATGACCGGAACGGCCCCCACCATGGTGGTATCGACCATCGCCATGACCAACTGGGGGTCCGGCTACACCACAACCCCCGCAGTCACTTTCTCGGCTGGCGCTGCCGCAGCGACGGCAGTTCCTCTCGTCCGCGTGATGGACTTCCTCTCGATCACCAGCATTTTCGGCACCCAGCGTTCCATGATGAAATGGGAGGTATTCAGCACATTTCAGGCGTTCATGCGTTCCAACACGACGCTACGAAGCGGCCAGCCGGCAGTTTGGTCCAACTACACCGAGGCTAACACCTTCTATCTATACCCGGTACCCGACCAGACTTATACCTTGGAGATTGACGCCGTGGTGTTGCCGGGGTTGCTAGTGTTGCCGACCGACAGCGATCTTCAAATAATCATGCCAATGGCCGATTGTGTGCAGTTTTACGCGGCCCACCTAGCCCTGATCAAGTTGCAGAACTTTGGTCAGGCCGACTACTTCAATAAGAAATATGAAGAAAGGTACCAGCAGATACAGCGCACCCGTCAGACGCGACGCATGCAGAACGCCTACCAGACTATGTGGCGCCGAATGCAGAGGGGCTGGTAATGCCCAGCGTAGCCCAGCAACAAGTCGATACCAAGTCCTACATCGCCTATCGCGGTTTCACCACCATGAACACGCAGTCGGCTAGAGAGGCTCTGGCGGTCAATGAATTGTCTTGGTGCGAGAACATGCAGATTGTCGGCCCCAACCAGTTGGTGGTCTGCAACGGCCCTGCTCCATCAATATTCAACATCGCGGGAACCACATTTGACTCTCTGTTCTTCGCCAATTTCACCAACCCAAATACGCTGGTCAACGCCGACCACATCATAGCGTTCGGCGCTGACGGCTCCGGCTGGGACTTCAACCTCACAGCCAACACGTCCGTAAAGTTTGCTCTGGCCGGGACCTTCTCGCTTGTCCCCGATTGCACAACCTGGTCGTCTCAGCGCGTTCTGATAGCCGATGCGACGGCAGGCTACTGCACCTGGGATGGAAATGTCTTCGTCCAATCTGGCGGGGCGTCCCCCCACATTGTTGTCACGGCAGGAGGAGGCTCCTTTGGAGCGGCACCCGGGGTTACTCTCTCGGCTGGTTCTGGCGGTGGGGCGGTGGCCGCGACTGCCCATTCCGTCATTACCGGGGGCGTGGTCACTGCCGTTGTCCTGGATACCGCAGGGACGGGATACTTGGCCGGGGACACGATTACGGTTACGTTTTCGCCAGCCACAGGTGCGCCAGCGGCCACAGCGATTGTCTGGCCCCACTTTTCCCTCACTGCGACCACCCTGGCAATCTTCGCGGGAAGAGTCTGGATCGGTGGCGGACGGGTTTTGACATGGACAGGAACGAAAGGTTTTGACGATGCCGCGACAGCCGACGCCGCCGGATCGACCACCATCACGGATGCCGATCTCGTACACTCGATCACTGCATTACGGAGTCTCAATAACTTCCTGTACATATTCGGCGATAATTCCATCAAGCAGATTGGAACAGTTACAGTTTCCGGCTCCACCACGATATTTAATATCGTCACCCTATCGTCTGACCAGGGAACACCTTTTCCCCGGGGCATTGCATCCTATAATCGCCTGATTCTGTTTGCCAACAAGGTTGGGGTCTACGCCGTCCTCGGGGCTTCGGTCGAGAAGGTGTCTGATCCCATGGACGGAATATTTGCCTTGATGGATTTTAGCCAACCGCTACAGGCCGCCGTGCAAGACCTTCACACATCTCTCCATACATTCCTACTGCTGGCTAGATACAAAGACCCAGTGAAGGGAATCACCCGGTCAATCATGTTGTCTTTCTACAAGAACAAGTGGTTCCTAGCTAGTCAAGGAGACGCTATCACCTCCATTGTCACGTGTCCTATCAACGGCATCATCGAAACCTTCTCGTCCTCGGGCAGCGACATTACCCAGATGTTCCAGGACCCAACGAAACCCGTTACTATTCTGGTGCAGACAGCATTATCAGATAACGGCGCTCCTCATCAAGGCAAGAGGGCCATGCGATGCTCCGTATCGCTAAATTCAAATACATTATCCACCATGAACATGACTGTGGACACGGAGAATGGCAGTACTGCATTCCCGTTTCAGACCGGAGGCTTAGTTACTTGGGTCAATAATTTGAACCAAAAGGTGCAATTTCAGAACAACTCGCTGCAAGACGTATTCTGGTTTTCAACTGGGTTTCTCTATCAAAGGAGCAAAGCGGCTGGAACCGGTGTTTACCTTGGGCTTACGCTTGAGGGATCGTTCTCTGGCCTAATTATCAATGGAATGGTAATGGAGTATCAGGACGGCACCACCATGGCGTCGAGGACTGCGGCGTGAGTATATTTTTTCACGATATTTGCCTCCCCCACGATGCCACCGGGTTCTCCATCTGGCTTCAGGAGCACTACCTGGAGCACGCTCAGTTCGTCCGCATATTCCAGTCTCAGACACCAGTTGTCTTTATTTCCGACTACAATTTTGCCCTCTGGGACCCTGATCAAAAGGTCATATCGGCCTGGCTTGAGTCCCACGAGGCTACCCACCAGCAGCTACGCACATTCAGTGGGGTTGGCGGCATAAACCTGGCCGATGTGGACTTGACAAAGAGCGACCAGTGGTCCGATTGGATGGACACCCATGCTGACGAGCACTCGCTCATCCGAAGTGCCCTCGGGATAACTTGAGGATTCTGCCATGCGCAGACTGACCAAAGACTATTTTGACGAGTTCGAGTGGGGCTGGCAGCCGTCCTGGCTGTTTGCGAGCGGCGATGATGATGGCGGTGGCGACGACGATGGCGGCGGCGATGATGACGGCGGGGGAGACGATGATGACGGCAGTACTGACGACAACACCGCCGGAGACGATGACAGCAATGCCGACGACAGCAATGCCGACGACAGCAATGCGCCCGACGATAGCAACGCGCCCGACGATAGCAACTCAGACCCAACCGGCGGCAATCAGTCCCCCGGCAATGACCGCTCTGATGGGCAGGGTACCGGCCCCGCAGATGCTGGCCCAGGAGGGCCAGCGTCCGATGCGACTGGCGGGACGCAAGGAACAACTGCCGAGGGCGGTGGTGGTCCGGCTGATTCTGGGCCAGGACTCGGGGCGAGCACAGGCTCAGAGTCGGGCCAGGTAACTCAGGACCCGGGCAGTGCTCGGGATACTGGTCCAATTTCTGATAGCTCTCCCGGCTCTAATGCTCCAGCTCCCGACCCGACTGGTGGAAACCAGACCCCCGGTGCGGCCGAAAATGAAGGTACTCCCCCGGGGGCACCTCCAAGCGGTGACCGTGGAACTCAGGGCACAACCCAAACCGATCCCACTCAGAGCGCAGCAAGCCAAGCTGCGGACAATCAGAGTCCTTCCCTAGGGGGCACTTCTCCCGGGGCCATCAACGATGCCATGGGGGCAGCGCTGGACTCAGCCCCAGCGCCAACAGCAGCAGCGGCAGCATCTCCCATGGGAGGCTTGGCTGGTCTTGGAAGCCAACCTTCTGGCTTGGGCCAGGTGGCGTCCGCCAGCCCCGCTGCCGCCGCTTCGGCTCTAGGACTCGGCGGCGGGTTTTCGTCTCTATCAGGTCTTCTTTCCGGCCAGGGTGACAGCCCTATTGCTCAGGCCCTTGGAACGGCCAACGCCGCCCCCTCCAGTCCCGAACAGCAGAATGTGGCCGGCGACCAGAACCCGGTCCCAGCCCAGACCGGGGATCAGGCAATTCTTGCAGCCCAGCAGGGTATGGCGAGGGCGCAGGCCGCCCAAGACACCAGCCCGCTGCCCAGCGATGCGCCGACCCCGGATCAGCCCGCTCCGGCTCCCGGCGGAATCGATCAAGGCCCCCCGCCCAATATGGCAAACGCCATGGGAACATCCGGTCCAACCATTGCCGAGGCTCAGGCGGCGCAGCAAGGGCTGGGTTTGGGAGGGATTCCGTCCAACATGGGGCCGCAGTTTGCGGGGAATGCTTTTGGCCCTGGGACAGACATCCTTGGGATTGAAGTAGATGGACAGCCAACCAGTCCTCCCGCTCCCGTAGGCGCTCAAGAACCTAGTTTTATGACAACCGAGGGCTTCAACGATGTAACAATCCCGCCTACGACGACATCATCGTTCAACCAGCAACTTCAAGCGGGGATGTTTCCAGACAGTAGCCCAACTGCCTTTAATACCTACGGCCAACCTGGTGTTGGGGATCAACCGGCACCTATTCAAGACGCCAGCGGCTTACCTTCATGGGCCACCAACAATCAAACGACTTGGGGCACTCCTGTTCAGAATGCCGGAGCCCCCTCTTTGGACGCCGGAAATAACCTGCCATCGTTCGGAATTTCCAAATCAGACTCTCTGACCCCCGGTATAGACCCTGGCCAGACCGCTGATGTGCTTTTCAACCCCAATGCAGTCGGTGCTCAGTCTCAGTTTACTGGCAGCATTGCCGATCCCGTCGATCCACAGAACCAATTTGCCAGTGCCACGGGAGGAGTCCCCTCCCCCGCTCCCGCCCCCAACGTCAATATAGCCAGCGGAGGGTTCAACTCGATTGATGCGGCGGCCCCACCCGCATCAGCACCGGATCCAGGTCCTAGTCCTGCCGCGCCAGCACCGGATCCAGGTCCTAGTCCTGGTACACCGCCAGACATTACAACTCCAGTTGGACCCGACATTGCCCCTAGCACCAACCCGGATGTGTCCGCTGCGTTGGACTCTCCAGGGGTCGGGAACCCTGCTGGAGCCGGAAACTCGCCATCCAACGCTGGAGAAGGTGGTGGTGCAGGTGGCGGTAATGGTGGAGGCGGCAACCTGCTGGCGTCCCAGCTTATCGAGCCGATACCAGGAAATACCCCGGCGGACGGGACAAGCCCGGCGGACGGGACATCTCCTGCCGATGGATCATCCCCCGCGAATAACCCGTTCTTTCCCACCATCACTCTCGGGGACGAAGGATCGCCACTGGGCAACTTCAACCCGGAACTGGGCCTCTTTGCCCCTCGCGCTAGACCAGGAGGGGCGGCTCCTATAGACAATACCGCAGCGTTTGAAGCATTGAACAACGCATAAGGTGCCGCCATGGGCTTTTCGCTAGAGGACTGGATCAACCGTCAGATCAGCGGGATCGAGGCCCATCCGTTGCGATCCGGCCTTGAAGCGGCCGGCATTGGTGCTGCCGTGGCCCTGCCCTTCCTGGCCCCAGAGATTGGGGCGGGATTGGGGCTGGCCGATCTGGGTGCCGGCGCGGCTGACGTTGGACTTGGCGCAGCCGATGCTGGCCTCAGTGCTGCCGATGTGGCGGCCTTGAGCGAAGCGCCTAGCCTCGGAGCAGACATTGGGGCATTGGGGGCGGGCGCCGCTGATGTTGGGGCTCTAGGCGCGGGAGCAATCGATGTGGGTACCAGTGGAGCCGGTCTTGGTGCTGCCGACATTGCCGCTCTCAGCGAGGCGCCTGGACTAGGCGGGAGCCTGGGTACTGAGGTAGGTGGCGACGCCACCAATGCTCTGGCTTTAGCTCCTGACATCTCAACCGGTGCCACGCCCGCCACCAGCGCAGCCACATCCTTGGCGGCGGGGACTACACCATCTGTGCCATCGGCAACGGCGGCTTTCACGGACCCGGCCACTGAACTAGCTGGCACGAATACCAACATCGACGCGGCCCTCGGTGTGCAGCCGGCGGAAACGGCCGTCAGCGATCAAAGCCTGCGGTCCTTGATTTCTCAAGCCAACTCCCTCCCGACCGATACGTATGCGAGCGCCGGCTCCGTTGCCGACCCGACAGGTGGAATCGAGGCTCCGTCGCTGTCTGCGGATCCCGGAGTGGCGCCCCAGGCCGCCGCCGCAGCCGCCCCAGCCTCCTCCGGCCTGACGGCGGGGCTGGGGAACGCCCTGAACTCCCCGTGGACCAAGGCGGCGGAACTGGCGCTCCCATTGGGCTTCCTTGGTTCTACTTTGTACAAGGGGGCTCCGGGCATTCCGCCGCAGGCCCAGCAAGCCGTCAACAACGCCCAAGCCCAAGCCGCTCAGTTGTCCCCGCAGGCCACTCAGAACGTCCCGCTATTCAACCAAACGGCGGCCACCGACTTGACCAACGCCACCAATAACCAGATCAGTCCAGCCCAGGCGGCCACGTTGGCTAAGTACGTTCAAGACCAGACCAACCAGCGATACCAGTTCTACGCCAGCCACGGCGTTACCGATCCCAACAGCGACAGCCGGTTCCTGGGCGACGTTGCCCAGATCAAGCAGGATGCCCTAGCTCAACAGACGGCTATGATCACCCAGCTTATCAATACGGCCTTCCAATCCGCTACGGCAGCAAACGCCGGCCTCGGGACAGCCGCCAACATCAACTCGGGCGCCAATAACGCCCTCTTGCAGGCCGCCCAACTACAGGCTCAGGGCGATCAGCAATATAACCAGGCCGTTGGCGATGCATTGAAGTCCTTTGGCCTATTGGCGGCGGTCAGCACCAACAGCGCCGCCAAGCCTTCTGCCGTTCAAAATGCGGTAACGTAACATGACCGATGATCGCCAGCCCTTTGCCGACGAACTCAAGGATGATGCATACTTTGCTACAGCGTTGAAGGATGATGCACACTTTGCTCCAGCGTCATTCCAATCGACGGCAATGGAGTTGAAGGATGACGACCGCTTAGCTCCTACCTCCTTTAACCCCCAACAGGCGCCTCCCGCGCAAGGGTTCCAGCCCCTCCACAGACTTGCAACCGGCAAAGAAGCGCCCAAGGATATGGGGGCTGGTGCCATACCTGGCGGCGGCGACTACACCTCTGACGATGTTCGCAAGGCCGTTGAAGGGGCGACCGCCGCCAACGATGTTCTGCAAAAGCAGAAACAGGCGGACATGGGGGGGCGCATCAAGGACCTCCAGTCCACCATGGAGGACATGCGGAAGAACAAGCCTCCAGTCTTGGAGCGAAACAAGCCTCCTCCCAAGGCCGACTTCTCGGCAAGCAGCATGGCCTATATGCAGGTGGCCGCCCTGATGGGGGCGTTGGCCGGCGGCTTTTCACGCAAAGGCACCACCACTGCGCTGACGGCATTCTCGGGCATGATGAAGGGACTCCATGAGGGCAACGTAGAGTCCTTCAACCAGATGCACCAAGAATGGAAGGAAGCAGAGCAGAACGTCAACGATGTAAATCAGGCGAAGCTGGACGAGTACAATGCCGTCTGGAAGGACCAGCAGACCAACATCGCCCAGAAGATGGAGATGATGAAGCTGGTTGCCACCAAGTACGACGACCAGATCACGTACAACACCGCCAAGATGCACGACTTCACCAAACTGGCCGAGTTTCAGCAGACGGAGCGTGACCACCACGAGGAGCGCTTGGAAAAGTCCGCAAAGATGATGAAGGATATGGAACTACTTGATGGGCGAATTAAAGCCCAGCACGAACAGGAGATGGCCAATTACGACGATGCCGCTGACCGATTTGTCAAGGGCGACAAGAGTGCTAGAGCACAAGCCATAGGAAGGGGTGGCGCTTCAGCATCAACAAACTGGAACGCTGCCGTGCAGCGCGCCATGCAAAGGAACGGCTTAAGCAATGAAGACATAATGTCTAACGCCGTGGCTTACGACGCCCGCAAGGTGGAGGCTTCAACTATTGCTCGACGTGGCGGCCAAATTGCCGTAGCAGCCGACGAGGTAGCAAGAATGTTGCCTCAGTTGCAGGCTCTATCGGCAGCCAGTCCTGGCAAGGGAAATTCTATATGGAGTGCGGCTGACAATAAATGGCAGGTAATCAAAGGCGATCAGAATTACACCAAGATGGTAGACGTGATGAATGCCATGATGACTTCCTATGGTTCTGTTCTAGCAAGAGGTGGGCAGGCAACGGATGCGACACGAGCCAAGGCGCATGAGACGCTGAACCCTAACATGCCGCAATCTGCACGGCAGGGTGCCTTTGAGGCAATCGCTCTAGACATCAATGCTGCTCGGCAGGCGGTTTTGGACGCTAAGGAGGAAGTCAGGACGGGAAAATTCGAGCCGGTCCAAGTGGCCCCAGCCGCTGGAAAACAGGCTCCACAACCTGATCAGGGTGGATGGACGGTGAGGCCCATACAGTAATGCCCAAGTTTGAAGTCACGGCACCGGACGGCACGAAACTGGAGGTGATTGGCCCCGAGGGCGCCACCCAGGAGCAGGCCATTGCCATGGCCCAGAAGCAGTACCAAGCCAAGGGCGATGCGCCGGGAGAGCCAAGTGGCATCAAGGAGCTTGGCAAGGGGCTGGCCAGGGGCGTGACTGGAACACTCGGCTCTCTGGGCGAGGCCATCACCGGCAAGGGCCTCCGCGAAGGACTCCAAATACCAGAGAACCCAAAATTCACCCCGCACTACGCCGATAGGATGAACAAGGCGCTAGGCCTTGAGCCGCAGGGGGACACATTGGCCGGTGACGTGGGTGAAGCAGTGGCTAATCCATTGAACCTTCTCGGCGCTGGTAGTGCTGCGCTCAAGATCGGCGGCGCGGCTATGGGCGGTGCCGGTTCACATTACGGCCGCAAGATTGCCGAGGAATTGGGCGCCCCGGAATGGGGGCAAACTTTGGCGTCCGTGGCGGGCGGCGTTGCCGGCGGGGCTGGAACTGGAGCGGGTTCCAAGGCCATGAGAGAGGCGGCAGGGCGAAAGGCTCTCGCCAAAGCTCCCGACATCGAGGCCAGTGCTAAACAAGGCTATAAGGTCATCGAGAACGACCCAACCCTTATCCCTACTCATGAAACAGACGCACTCCATTCTACATTAGACACATGGTTGGACACCAATTCTCGTGACGACATAAATTCTCCCATGACGTATAAGTACATGGAGAGATATTTGAAGGATAGAACTCAACCGGCCCGGTACAAGGATTTGATGAATCTTCATGCTAAGTTGGGAACCGTCCCGGCCGACGAGCGGATAGCCGGTCAACTAGCTCGCTCTGAAGTCGTGGATTTTATGAAACAGCGCGACCCACAAATAAATAATACCCTAAAGGACGCCATCAACGATTGGAACGTCAAGTCCCAAGTAGAAGAACTTCAAAAGGTAACTGAGCAGGGCAAAAATCAAGCCGGTGTTACCGGGTGGGGCGGAAATACCCAGAACGCCGAATTGCAGGGGCTAAACAGGATACTCAAGAACGACAAGAGGCTGAGCAGGCTGCAACCCGGGGAACAGCAGGCCCTAGAGGATGTTGTCAAGGGAACATTTATGTCCCGGGGCTCCCGGTTTGTGGACAAGGCCGTCCCCCATGCCCTGTTGCCTCTGCTAGGCATGGCGAGTTTTCCAGTGGCAGTTGGATTGGCGACGGCCAAGACCGCCTTCCGCGAGCTGGGTAAACACCTAACAGATCAGCAAATCAAAAATCTGATAGCTAAGGTTCAGGAGAGAGCCACAATTAACCAGCAGCAGGCCGCGAAGAACGCAGCCACTAGGGTGGACGCCAAGAAGTCGCTGCGGGACCAGACCCTGCGAAGTGGGGCAGTTGGTGGTCAGCAGGCCCTCGATCATCAGGGGGAAGGCTACGACACCCTCAACGCGGCTCAGCCATGACGGCAAGGCAGAAGAGTCTGATCGACGTGCTGGAGATTGAGGTGAGAAGGGCGCTCCGTGGCAAGGAGTTGTCCAACTCGGAGCGGCTGAAAGCAATCGAGGTGGGGGCCAAGATACTGGCGATCCGCCACAAGATAGACGAAGGAATAGGAGGAGCTAGTGGCGCTTTCTTTGCCAAATGAACTACCCGAGGGCGTGGAGCAGGCGGATTTGTATGATGGTCCCAAGCCTGTCGAGAACGTGGTGGCCATGCCGCCTCCGCCTCCCAGGCCAGAGCCAATTCCTGTCCCGGAGCCCCAAGTTCGTTCGTCGCCTATCGCCCAAATCAAAAAAGAGTATCCTGCCGTCCTAATTGCGGCCCTCGATGTGCTATCGGCTCGGCTGCTGGGTCTGATAGCCGTTGTGGCCGCCTGCGGCATATGGAGTTTTGCGGTGTGGGACCCAACTCAGGTGCGGACCATCGCGGCGGCCCTATTCTCGGTGACGGTTCTAGGTCCAATCGTTGCCCTATACTGGCGAGCCGGTATAACCGGCAACGGAGGCTGAAATGCATCGTGCTCTTGAGAACGTAATAGCTGCGACTGCCTTCGGGGTCGTTGCAGGCTTGATTATCCTTGCTGTTAACCAAGGACCAACCATGGTGAAGGCTCAGGGTACTCAGCTTGGCCCCGCAGGCACCACCGTTGCTCTGAACGGCGGCACCCCAGTGCAGATCGTTGGCCAGAACCCCACCCGCAAGGGCCTCGTGTTCTGCAACCCGACTGCGGTGGTCGAGTTTGTGGCCCCCGCCGGCACCATCGTTCTCTCCACCTCTGCGGTGGGTATTGGCCTCCCCGCCATCGCCTCGGGCGTCACCTCCTGCTTCACCGTCCCCGGCTCGGGCCTCGGCAACGTCATTGGCAATCTCGGTTCCGCCTGGAACGGGTCCTCGGCCTCGGCCACTCCCAACATCACAGTGTTGGAATACTACTAATAGCTAGGAGGCGAGGCTGGCGAGGCAGGAGATATTAAATGAGAGCGATCCTGGCGGCAGCGGTGGTTTGCGTGTCATTGCCAGCGTGGGCACAGGCCGTCTATCAGTACAAGCCGACCGGGACGCCCCAGTATGGATTGGCCGTAACCTCTGTCCAGACCCTGACCGTCCCCACCCAGGCCAGGATCGCTGAAATCTGCGTAGACACTGCGGCCATCCGCTACACGACATCGGGCACAACTCCAAGCTCCACAGTCGGTATGGCGGTAGCCTCGGGGGCCTGTTTTCAGATCGCTGGCCGGGACGCCCTTATTGCCCTCCAAGTCATCGGTAGCGGTGCCACCGTGGACGTGGAGTACTTCCAGTGAGGTGGTTCATCCTCATCCTGATGGCTTTCCTGGTGGCCCAGGCCATGGCACAGGCGCCCATAGGTCCTGGTTCGCTTATCCAGATCGGGCCCAATACCAACAACACCTTGGCCCCACCGCCACCTCCCCCGGGATGTAGTGGGCCTCTCGATCTATCGGCCGGATGTGCTCTACCTATGCTAGGAGTTTTCTGATGAAATGGCCTATCAGGCTTCTCAGGGTAGCCTATGTCTGCCTCATTGCGGCTCTGCCCGTGGCGGCCCTTGCCACCAATTACACCGTAACACAGGGAAGTGGAACGACCTTCGGCTCACTCGTTGTGAGTGCTGTTAACTACGCGCAACAACTTTTGTGCGACCCAGCTACCCCAACCCAATGCGCAGCGGTTAGTGCCGGTGGCGCCGTTTCTGTTGCTGGGGCTGTCACCAACGCGGGAACTTTTGCCACCCAACTCACGGGGGCCACTAACAACATCAACAATATTGCTGGAACTATAACCCTCCCCACTGGGGCGGCTACGGCGGCCAATCAAACCACAGCAAACACATCCCTGGCCTCCATTGCTACAAATACAGGGGCGGCAATTCCTACTCAAGCCTCTACTGTCTCTATTGGCGGTGTTGGCATTATCCAGGATTCAACCTCGACCAGCGCCGGAACAACGGTAGTGGCCGGCACAACGGCAACCAATGTAGTGGCCAAGGCTTCGGCCGGAAATCTCCAGAATGCCTATGTGACCAGTTCGGCGGCAGGTTGGGTGTTTATCATAAATGCCACATCCCTCCCCAGCAATGCCACCCTGACTGTCGGGACGGCCTCCGGCAATCTACAGGGATGTTTTGAACTTCAGAAGGGTGTGACGGACTGGGGTGCCAGCATCAATTACAATCCAGGGCCTTGGGAGCACTTCTCGGCCGGAATAGTGGTAGCCATCTCCTCGACAGACTGCCCGGTTCTTACTGCGGCTGGAACCGGCAAGTTCATCCACTCACAGGCGAACTGATATGTATCGTATTCTCTCAGCCCTGGTTCTTCTGCTGGGGATAGTGTGGCTTGCCCAACAGCCTGGAGCACGCGCCCAGATCGGGCAGCTTGGCTGTGGTGCCGTCAATCAGCACTCCTTGGTCTTCCAGCCGTGCGGCGTTTCCGGGTCCTCGCCATTCACCCCTTCCTGCACTCCCTCGACCGACTTTCTAGCTCGCACCTCTGGTCTGACTGACCCGCAGAAGACAAACTACGACAACCTGATTTGCGGCTTGGAAACCGATAGCGTCGGGTGTGTCACAGGCGGGGCCATGTATGCTGTCTACGTCCTGGCCGCTCCCGACTCAGCCACCTCCTTGCTCAACCTTTGCGGCACCAGCTTCTCGCTCGTATCCCACGGCACAATTACCTTTACCGCCAATGTTGGATATGTCGGAAATGGATCGGACGGATATTTGGATACCCAATTCAACCCCAATAGTGCGGGCGTTACGGTATCGAGTTTTGCGATCGGCGGATACATAACGTCTGCAAGAACAATGAGTGCCAGCATGTTTCTCCTGGGCACCACAGATTCGGGCGTCTTCGACTATATCCGGCCTCTAAATTCCTCGGCGGCTGACTTCGGCGTTAATGACGGATCGTTCACCAGCGCGGCCAACACTCAAGCCAAAGGTCAATGGATTGGCTCCAGAACGACTGCTACGCAAGTAGACCTCTATCTCAACAGCAGCCTGACTCCGTTTGCAACGAACGCAGCATCGGCTGATGCTGGGCCCCCGGCAACCAATATTGCCATATCGGCTCTGTGGAATGGCAGTGCTGCATCAAACTTTTCCACAGACCAGATTTCTTTTGTTTTCCTGAGCACCGGCCTGTCGGCAGCAAATGCCAAGAAGGTGGCCGACCGAATAAACACCTTCGCTACCGCTCTGGGCATCAATGCTTATTAGCAGACGAGAACTTCTAGCTGCCACAGCATTGGCTGTCGTTTACAGGATGGCGCCAGCGTTAGCGTGGACACACGGGTCTGCCTTTGTCCCGCCGCCCCCCGGGTTTGGTGGCAACCCCAATGTGACGATCACAGCCATAAACACTGCCGGCGGCATCAGCATGTCGCGCACGAGCGGCCAACTGCCAGCTTTCTTCCAAGCCTCGGCGTCTGCCATAACGGCAACCGGCACGACCCAGCCATATGAGGACTTGGAATATTCCTGGAGCATCAGTCGCGCCGGGGGCACTGTTGCCGCAGAGAATTTCACCAACCCGGCAGTGTATCCCTATACGACCGGCGGCCCGAGCGTAAATGCGAACACTGACCAGACCGGCCCTGACGCCGCCTTCGTCTGCCGTGTAGCCGACACCTATACCGTTACCCTGACAATCCGCGGTGCCAACGGAGCTGGGTTCACTACCGCTACGTCTACGGCAACCTTCACTGCCACCGCCTTCACGGCTGCGCACGAGTGGTGGTGCGATTCAGTCGGAGGTAGCGACTCTAACAACGGGACTTCATCAGGGACTCCATTCCAAACCATCAATGCGGCAAAGACTGCGTGGTCGGCGGTTTCTCCTGCTGGAGTTTCCCCCAGCAATATTGCTATTCATCTCAAGCGTGGTTCAAACTTCGTCGGTCAAACGCTCGGGTTTTCGGGCGCATCTTCCTTGGATCAAGTTCGATTCGACGCTTACAGCACCGGCGCTGACCCTATTATAAATCAAGACGGTACCGCCAACAACGCGGCGGTTGGATTTAATACAGGACCAGGTTCTGGGTCAGGTGGGTACAGTCTGACGGATATTGTGGTTTCAAACATCCAATGTGTTACCAGTGGTACCAACACATTTGGCAATGCTGCGGGGTTTATTGGTGCCAACTTTGACCCTGCTGCCGTGTACCATGATTTTTACTGGGACAACTGCACAGTCAGCACGACGCTCAACATAGCTGGGCAGGACGTATTCGCACTGTCCCCCCAAAATGATCCAGCGGTAGCAAATTGTGTTCGGGCCGGCACATGGAATATGTCGGTTACCAGCCCTCTTGCCCCGTTTGCCGGAAATCGCATGAGCATGTCTTTCCTCGGCTGGAGCCAGTGGTTCTTCATCATGGGTGGTACAATAGTCGGAGCGGGCAGCGACAACAGCAGGGACCACCATATTTACCCTGGCATCGGAGACAACTTCCTATGCCGGTGGATCAACTTCGGCGCCACCACGAACACAGGAAGCGGTCCAACCAAACAATCTTGCATAAACGGAGACTACACTAACTACACTAGTGCTATCATACTAGATGGTAGTATAACGACAGGAGTTTTTACTGTAAACACTTTGTTTGGAGGGACCCCGCCAATCCAAGTGGGGATGACTTTGTATTGTGTTAACTTCAACACAGCGGTTCCTCCTGGTGTCACCATAACAATGCAGCTAACGGGAACTCCAGGAGGCATAGGAACCTACCAGCTTAGTGCTCTAACCCTTACCACAGGGACTGCCATATATGTAGGTAGCGTATCGGTTCACTTCGTACACTACTTTTGCATTGACTCCTGTTATTTCAGCGGGTGTGAGGTCGCGTCTGATTTCAGCGACGGATTCAACAACGCCACGGCAGTCCAATGGGTGGATGTTGTCTCGCAAAAGTGCGCTCACTCCAACCTTGGTCAAGGAGGATACCCGCCGAATTGTTTGCTTAGAGGCACCTTCCGCGATCACTTTGTCTGGGGAAGTGACGCAGGCTGGTTTCTCCCATCCCTGTCGGGGACCGGCGGTGCCGCTTTATGTACTGGTAGCATGAGATACCAGGTTTACAGGAACAAGATTTATCAGTCATCAGCAACAGCTGCCGCGATAGTTATGTTGCCGACCACCAACACGATAACCGCAACCAAGCCTCTCGTGTCCACCGACAACCAGATCGAGGACACGCGCACCGGAGCGTCCTGCAATATTATGGATATGGGACCATCTGCGCAGTTCACAACGGCCATAGTGGATCGCAACAACTACCTGTGCCCTAACGCCACTTCGGGCGGCACCAACTCTTCTCAATTCAACAGAATTTCCGGGTCCAATCTAACCTTTACCTCTTGGCAGGCGCTAGGTTTCGATCCCAATAGCACAGCCACCACTGCGGCATTTCCGACCTGGATCGACCCGGCGAACGGACACTTCACATGACTTGGCCCACCAATAGCATTTCAATAGAACGGTTAAGGGAGGTGGTCAGCTACGATCCGACTACCGGGGTTGTTGTTTGCCGCACTGACAGGGGGATGCTTAAGTCTGGAGACTTGGCTGGGCACGCTCGAAAGAGTGACGGACGTGTCTGTATTTGTATTGATGGCATAGACTTTTTGAGGAGCAGAATCGCCTGGGCATTAATGATGGGAGAGTGGCCAACTGTGGAAATAGACCACAAAGATACAGACCCTAAAAACGACAAGTGGTCGAACTTGCGGCTCTCTACTCGCTCCCAAAATGTTGCAAACACGAATATTGGCAAAAGAAACACTTCTGGGTATAAGGGCGTATCGTTCGATCCGTGGACCAAGAGGTGGAGGGTGAGAGTAGCAAAAAAAACAATAGGGCGGTTCAACAGCAAAGATGATGCTGTGCTGGCTTACAAATTGGAGGCATTGAAGGTATTTGGTGAATTTGCGAGGTCAGCCCCATGACATGGCCGGTAATTTTCGGCACGTTGCTCGGCGGCGATCAGCCGCTTTCCCTATTCGACGGCATGTTCAACCAGACTGCCGCCATGATCCAAATACCGTGCTCGGCCTCGGGCAACAACGCTGTGTCTCTAACCCCCCTGATCAACTGCCCGGCCCTGACGTCGTACACCGAGTTGGGTGGCTATCGCTTCCGGGCCAATGGGAGTTCCAACGGCGCGGTGACGGCGCAGTTCAACGGCATTGGCTTCCTGCCGGTATACCACGCCGATGGCGTCACTCAGGCCAACATAGGCGATCTGGTCAATGGCCAGGAGTACGTCCTGATCTACAGCGCCACCTTGGCCGGTGGGTTTCCGGGGTTTTTCCTGGAGCAACCGGCCATTGGCGGCGGGTCTGTGGGGCTTGGTGGCACTCCCGGTGGGCGCCTGACACTTACACCCAACACTCCGGTTATGACTGCAAACCAAGCCGGCACTGGGACCATATATTACGCTCCCTACACTAGCCAGTTTGTCCCCATATGGAATGGGTCAACACTTCAACAATACAATTTTTGTAGTTCTCTATCAGATCAGACCGGGTTGCTCATAAATATGTTGGGCAGCGCCAACTGGCCCATCAACAATGCTTTTGACGTGTTTGTTACCTTAAACTCCGGTGTTCCAATATTGGCCACTGTTCAGTGGACACAGCCAGGCCCTAGCCCGCCCCCTTCTAGGGCAACGGCACTTTCTATTTTTGGAGGTATGCTGACCAACGCAACTACCGCCACAATGAGAATAAACTCAACAACAACTATCTCAGTGCCAGCCAACCAAGGCACATTTGTTGGAACAGTTTATACGTCGCCCACTGACGGTGAATCTCAATGGATTTATGGGGGGGCAGCATCGGGTGGAACGGCGGCATCCTTCGGCCTCTGCAACTACTACAACAAGGTGTTGTTTAACACCGTCGTTGAGGACAATGGGGCCATCTATACATATACAACTGCCACTGCTAGGCAGGCCAGAGCAAGCGGCGGAAATCAGATTTCATACATTCAATCGGACAGCGAGCGGGCTGCTAATTTTAGCTATTTAGCCGATGGAACTACAACTGCCAACTCGGGCGCTGGCATGATCGTTGGAGTGGGGATTGCCAGTAATGCGTTTAATGTTTATTCCGAAATTACAAATTCAGGGGCGGCTGCTTCTAACATTGCTCTGAACACTCCATTTTCTATTTCTTCGACTGGACTCAGGATAATCTTTGCCATAGAGCAAGGCGATGGCAGTTTTGCCAATACATTTGATCGCTCCAGTGCCAATCAACTATTTGGGGCTATATGGCTATGACCATCACCAATCTAGGTGCCTTTGACGCCACCATTCGCGCCGCCTGCCCCGACATCGATGGGGTGGCTGCGGATGGCCACATCTTCTTCCAGCCGGCCGCCACTGCACAGCAAAAGACAGCCGCGGCAACGGCTGCGGCGGCCTACGTGGATGTCCCCGCTCAGGTACTTGAGGCGAGTGCACTCCTGACCAGACTTACCGATCAGGAATACACCGCCTTTTTTACCTTCGCCCAGAACCATGTTCAGTTACACCGGGTCCTCTACGCGGTGCGGCACGTAGACTTGTCCATGTCCCAGGTTCAGACCTTGATTGCGGCCTTGGTGACGGCGGGTGTGATTACTCAGCAACGGGCTACTGCGGTGTTTGTAGCTCCCCCGTCTCCAAGTCCATCCGTTCAGTTGGCTCCTCCATAAGCCTGCGTAGCTCCTCGCCCATGCCGCCCAGCATGGAGCGTTGCGCCACGGTGAGGGGCCGCCAGAACTCCTTGAACGCCACCTCCCCCTGACGCGCCGCCGCCTGTGCGGCCTCGGCTAACTCCTTCATGGAGGGCGGCGTCGGGGGATAGTGCAGAACCTCCAGCTCCTCTTTCCCGTCCACTGCGTCAGCCTTATCGACATCACCCGTGTGGACCGCCTTCATCGCATTAGGGGCCGGTACCGGCGGCTTCTTGGCCCCCGGTATGCTCTCCACCTCGGATTCGTCAAGCCATCCCAAACCACAAATCGAGAGCGTAGCTCGCCGCTTGCCCTTGGTAATGGCCTTGAGTTCCGCGTTGGCCCTAGCCTCACCCTTGAGCGTGTCCGGGAAGGCCACGCACCCGAGGTCTTCGTCAACCCGGCCATCCGGCAGACTCGCCTGCACATGGACGGTCAGGATGCCCTCGGTCACGTCCCGGCTAACGATCTTGAGTGATACCTTGTTGATCTGCCGCAGTTGGTCCGCGCAGGCACGAAGGGCGTACAACGTCAGTTTCCCGTTCAAGGTAATGTATTCAAACGGGCGCGTCAGCGGGTTGAGGCCCACGCTCTTGCAGACGGCATGATAATATTTTACCCGCTCATCTGGTGTTAGTTTGGCTAAGTCTCCTTTAATTATAACAGACTCTAGAGCATCGTCGCCGGTAGGGGTCTTAGTTGGGAGTGACATTGTTTCTCCTGTTGTACATGTACATGCAGGAACGGCAGTAACGCCGTCCTTGGTATAAGATCAAATTTCTCCCCTCATAGGAGTGACCTTGAGGGCAATGCGTCTTCACTTTTTGATGATCACCCAAATAGGCCCTCCCCTTAGAGCGGGAGTCATCGTAGTTGTCCTTTTTTGATCCCAGAAAAAGATGATCTGGGTTTACACAAGATGGAACATCGCAGCGGTGACAAACAAGAACCCCATCTGGTATGGGGCCATTGTGAAGTTGCCAAGAATATCTATGTGCTCCGGTTCTCTTGGCGCCAACATAGACAAGACCATAACCTCGCTCATCCTCTATGGCACCCATCCATATCCAACACCCCGACATTGGGTCAGGAATAACTATTTTGAAAAACTCCTCCTTAGTCATTCATCCCTCCTGAGTGACAATCTTCCTGCTCTATCTCGCGTTATCCTAACACCATACCCAAAGCATTTCTTGGCGTCGACCGGCACCATGGCCTTGAGCGCCTTCTCCCTGTCCTTATTTTTGACGGCTGCGTCCTGTGTTTCCAGCCAATCAGCCGCGTCGGCGGCCCAGTAGTTGTTGCCAGCCATGTCAATGATCTTGGTGGCGTCGGCCGGCGGCGGCACGGGCTCCAGATCGACGGGCGGGCGGCGCAGCGCGACACACAGCATGAACTGCTCGCCGCGCTTGACCATCTCCGCAATGTAGGCATCGTCGCGGTCGATGTATTCCACGATGGGTTCGTTGGCCCCCATGATGACCGACAGAGCGCATTGTTGGGCTCCGCTGACAAACATTTGCCACTGGCATTGGGGCTGGTATCTGTCAATCAAAACCTCAAGCGGCTCACGCCCGCCACAATGTTTGCATTCACACGGACAACCCAAAATTGGGTCCCACCCGTCCAGAGTGGCCGCCGCCCAGTTATGGGTGGAATGAGAAATAACCTCACCTCGGCGGCTCAGAACACACCCGCTTTTGCGCTCATACCATTCCAAGGAAAGAGACTCCGTGGCTTCACCCAACCTGACAGGCCATATGTGATCTAAATTTTCGGGCTCTGCCTGGTTAGTCATCTCAAGGTATAGCTGCATGATTTTTTCTTTATCCCCCGTCATTAAGCAAGCAACGCGGGAAGCAGTGAGCCTCCCCTTGCGTTTATCGATCTGTTCCTTGGTCAGTCCCATGTGTCCTCCTATGTCAGGGGTTGACATGTCACCTAATGGCATCTATGTCAAGACCCCATGGAGGTCAAAATGAAACGATCCCGATATAAACCCAAGAACGATCCGTTCGCCAAGCAACTGTACGATCTTCGCGTCAAGCTGGGCGAGGATCAGACAAAATACGCCGCACGGTTTTCGGTGGGGCGCACCACCATGGGTAACTGGGAACGGTGGGGGCCGCCAGAGTACGGCCCGGTGCGCTTGCACGCCGTGGAAGTCTTCCGCAAGATCGAGAAGATGCTCAAAATGAGAAGGAAACGAGCCGATGCCAAAGCCAAAGCCAGGTGACCATTGGAATGCATGGAAGACAGGGGAACGTGACATCGTGATCGCCGGTATAGCCGCCGGCCTCTTCGCCCGCCAGATTTCCACGCAATTGGTCGGGCGTAGCCGGTGTGCCGTGGTGGGGTTCTGCCACCGGAATGGTCTAAAGCTCCCCGGCAAGCCGGTGGCTGACCCATCGGAGAAGGTCAGGCGCCGCCGCGCCAAGGCCAGGGCCAATTACGTGCCCAAGCGCCCGCGCCCGCTTGAGCCCGGAGAGGAGCCGCGCCCCGGCACCATAAAACTCCTGGACCTGGAAGGCGGCATGTGCCGCTGGCCCTCGGGGGCGGCCGCCCCCTACACCTTCTGCGGCCAGGAGGTCTACCACCAGTCCTACTGCCTGTACCACTCCAGGCAGGCCGTGCGCCCCACCCGAGACTGGAGGTCGCTATGACCAAGGCAATCCTCATCATGGCCATGGCCATTCTGATCGCCGTACAAATTGGTTGGGTAGTCATGCGAGTGGCGTCCCGGCCAGAGCCGACCAACCCCTACACGTCCGAGGGCCATCGGCACCTGAACCCCGAGATGTTCGACCCTAGGCCCATGGCAACCTGGGACTACCCCCTTGTGTCCGATCTCCGTCACAGGGACAGAGGCTATTGACTGTAATTATCCGCTCGGCCTAGTCTGGCCGTCAGCCGGGACAGGTGCTGATCCCACTTGCCCCCGTCCAGGGCTTACCGGCTGCCTTCTTTCTGCCCTCCCGGACAAGGGCTCCCCATGATTTCAATCCGCGTCCTCAAAGCGTCTGGCCTCACGGACAAAGAAGTCCTGCGAGTTCTAGAGGTTGAGCAGGATGAGCGGTTGGCAACGGTTCGGGAACAGAACCGAATTCGTCAACGAAATCATAGGGCGCGTAACGGTGTCACGCGTGACCAGCGTGACATGCGTGACACCTCTATAAGAGAAGTAAGTAAGAAAGAAAGAAAGGAAGTAAGTAAAGAGGGGCGCAAGCGCCCCCTCCCTCCCGATTTCCAACCCGACCTCGCATGGGCGATGGAAAAAAGGAAGTGGACTTCCGAGGAGGCGGCTGCTGAAGCGGAACGGTTCCGCTACCACTACCTCGCCAGCGGCACGCCTTGGGTGGATTGGCAGTGCGTCTGGAGAAAATGGGTAACCTCCCCCTTCCAACAGAAAGGCAACGGCAATGGCAACGGACACGCCCCACGACCCCACTCCCGCGAGGACCGCGAAGAACGAACCGGGATCGCCCTCGCCAAGCTCCGCGCTTACGCGCGAGGCGGCGGGGAGGCTGGTAGACAAACTACTCTCGGGCTACCCGAGCCTGAAGAACCTGCATGACCCCGAGGGCTATATCGTCAATCTCGCCAGTCTCTTGATGGAATACGACCCGCGCGATGCCGAGGCCGGGGCCGTTTCCTGCGGCAACGTCTGCGAGTTCCCCCCAACCCGCTACGAGTTGCGGGTGTCATGCGAAGTGGCAGCCGCGCGCCGGATTAAGCTGGAACGCCTAAAGAGTATCCCGGCACCACAGGCCCGCATTGCCACAGAGAAGCCCGCTGATCCACTTCCTGGGCCGGATGGCCGTCACCCACCTGGGACCATTCTGGCGGACTACGGGGCTGCTGTGGCCATTTACGGGCGCCCTATTGGGCGGTTCGAGCCCGGGAGGGAAAAACCATGAGTGCTCCATCGATCACCATTACCGTTTTCCCGTCCGGCGGTAGGCCCGATTATTGGCTTTGGGAGGCCGGGCGCTACCTACCTAGCCCCCCGACCAAAACACCGCTCCTGAGCGCCGCCCGCGCGCTCCTGGAGGATGGGGCCGACCCGGGCACCAAAATCGAGATGGTCCACGCCGACAAACCGGACATCGTGGCCTTGCGGTCCACACTAGGAACGGCCGCCGGTCTGACGGTGCAGGAGACAGGGAATGCCCCATCGTTCAGAAAGTGGCAACCGTTTCCAGGGAGGGAAAAACCATGAGGATTGGCATTGTATTCTTTCTCCTACCCTTCTCCCTACCTTCTCCCTACCTTCTCCCTACCCGCGACAACGGGCAGTGGGTGCAGAACTCCCCGGCCATCCGCCAGTGGTTCAACACCCTCCAATCCAAGAGCGGGGGCCTGTGCTGCTCGTTTGCGGACGGCCAGACGGTGGACGACCCGGATTGGAAGCTCACCGAGAAGGGCTACCAGGTGTTCTACAAGGCCGTCTGGATGGACGTGCCGCCCGAGGCCGTGGTGCAGGCCGGCAACCGGGTGGGCCATGCGGTGCTGTGGCCGGTCGAGGCCGGGTACCCGCAGGGCACCGTGATCAGGTGCTTCATGCCGGGGGCGGAGGGGTAGCCTCCCTCCATTTGGAGGCCCATGAGTTATTACGTTGTTCGTACAGGGCTTTTAGCTCCAGGTGGGCCTCCAGGAGCCGCTGGATGGTAAGGGTCACGCGGATGTTTCCCGACGCCAACCTCTGGGCGTGACGCGGGGATATTCCGAGCCGAGCCCCCGAGCCAACAATTGTCCAGCCCAGGTCCGCTAAAGCGCCCCTGAAGTCCAAATGGTCCACGGTACATCCTCCAATTCGAATTTTGTCCCCGATGAAAAAGTTTGCCCTTTAGAACGTTTCCGGCCCGAAATAGCGCTTAGTTAGCGCTACCAGCGCTTGAAGCGCCCCCTACCTGAGTACCTTTCGGTACCCAGGTAGGGTTTATCGGCCGGGCGTTGTGTTTCCCCACACTGCCCGGCCAATGCCGTATTTCTACCACAACATGAGGGCCAGCAAGATCAGATAGGCGACCGTGCAAAACCCGTACAGCCTGAACTCTAGAACGTCATAGTGCATGGGTGCTCCTCCTCTCGACGAGGGCGCGGCTGGCCTCTGTGAACGAAGCAAAGTCGCCCAGATCATCGCATTTGATGGCGTCGGTGTCGAATAGGAACAGGCGCCATGTGGCGCCGTTCCAAGTCGCAAAGGCCATGCACGGGCCTTGCCGTAGGATCACACTAAAGCCCGGGTTCATTTGAGCACCCATGCGATTACCGTGAATATGTTTGGCAGCATGGCCCCGGCCAATGCAAGCGCAATGGCCATGGCCACATCCAACGTGTACCAGTTCATGACTGCACCTCACTATCCCGGTCGTGCGCGGCAATTATCTTTTGCGCTGCAGTTTCCACACTGTCTCCCATGTTGAAAAAGTGCGTGGCGGTATCCCAATCAATCTTGCCGCGCGTTAGCGTGCGAGCCTTATTTACGGCTAGTTCCACGTCAGCCATCCATAGCTGTCGCTTGCTAAATTTATGCGTTTTCATATGAGGTATCCTTTACGGTTTCGACGCGGAATTGCGCCCCGCGGCGCCCCCGTAGGGGCGCCCTAGGCCGCAATTCAATGGCATTCACCTACTAGGGTGGTAGAGCTTTATAGTTCGCTGTAGCTGGTGCCATGTCGCCATTGGTCAGACCTCCTGCCGGGCGTCTGCGAGGGCCTCGGCCTCGGTGTCGAATGGCCCTACCGGATCGCAATCGGGCAGGCACCCAGGGAAGCAAGCCCACCAGTACCAGCCGGCCGCCGTTCCGGCAGCGGTGTTCCAAGCGGCCTCCTGAGCCGTCATATGAAACACTTCGATGTCGGGGAGGGCATGTGGATCGGCCTCGCGCGAGGGATCTCTGTATTCTTGTGCCATTGGTATTATCCTTTATGGTTCAGTGTGTTGATGGATTAGACGCGGACTGTGATCTTGGCACTGGGGAACCGCTTGGCGATGTCGGCGGCTACCGTCGCGGCGGGCGTCTTGTTTGTCCAAGGCAATGGCAGTGTTTCATTCGGCATATCAGCAACTTGCCAGAATGTAGCCCGCCATCCGCAACGCGCGTCCACCGACAAAGTGATCCGACTTTGCGAGACATGGGCCATTAGGTTGCGGGTGAATTCGTGGGATTGGCGGAGGTTCTCAAGGTGGATCGCGGCCTCTTTGGCGGAGAGCATTTCGATGGTCCTTTCGTTGTTGTGCGGCACATCCAGCCGCAATTCACTATCTCACAGCTAGGACGTAATGTCATGGGAAATACGACATGGCGTCATCACGAATTGTTACAGAGTGTTACAATCGATCACGAAACGGGTAGCTTCCACCGCTGATTCGTTGACACAATTGCAGCGGTTGTGGCATACCGCGCGCGGCTAAGACTTCCCTGACCGGCCAAAGACAGGAAGGGAAGACGCGAGCATAGCTCGCAAGCCCCATAGAGAGAAGACGACGATCAGTCGGATGAACGGTGACAGGACGAGGAAGGGGGGTGCAAAAACGCCACCGGCCCAAGGTAACCACAGAGCTAGACGCAAGGCAATAGGGCCGTGCTTGTGGCACTAGGGATTGGTGGTGGTGATCGGTGTTCGGTGGTGTTACCCATGCCGTTACCCAGCGTTCGACTACGATGCTTATGTGGTTGATATTGCTTCACATTCCAGCACCGCACACGTAATAGATGTTTACAGGCTCGGGGAGGGTTAGGGGCTCAGAGGGAGCGCGCGAGCGCGCGCGCAAAGGGCGATGGGGTTTGTGATCGCGAACGCGGGCGCCCCTCCTAGCCCCCGCCCCAAAAACGGCCAGCCTTCTTCCCCTTGACATTGATAGTGAGTGGTGTATGGGCTAGTGTTTATGGGCATACCGGTTAATTTCATAGACCTGACGGGGCAGCGGTTTGGCGCTCTTGAGGTTACGGGGCTTGTTGGGAGGAGCAAGTCTGGGGAGGCTGTGTGGGGTTATCGGTGTGAATGTGGGGCTATTGGGCAGCGTGTTGGTAATCGGACGCGGCGTGGACCCAAGTGTTGGCACCGGCCATTTTGGAACACGCCGGGGTATCGGTCTTGGGCGGCGATGAAGCGGCGGTGTTATGACCGTGAGGATCGCAATTACGGGCTGTATGGGGGGAGGGGGGTTACGATTTGCGATCGGTGGCGGGCGAGTTTCCACGATTTCATTGTGGATATGGGGCCGAGGCCGACGCCGCGGCACACGGTGGATCGGTGGCCCAATCCGCATGGGAATTACGAGCCTGGCAATTGCCGGTGGGCGACGCCAGCGGAGCAGAACAGGAACAAGCGCAACAATTTGTTTATCGAACAGGACGGGGTTAAGACGTTGCTGGTGGATGTTGTCGCCGACCTGGGGATTGACCGTGCTGCGGTTTACCAGAGGCTACGGAAGGGGTGGTCGTTGGAGGATGCCCTGACGGTTCCGGTGCGGGAGTACAAGCGGCACCCTTGACGCCCTGCCCTTTTGGTGGGAGGTGTGTGGATCGCCCGGCTCCTATCCTCCCTGATGATGTTGGGCATGGCGATGTCGGTACTACCGGCTGGGGGGTGGGCTTGCGGTCCAATAGGACGTTTACGTCCGTCTCGACGTAATCTGGCGGCCCATCCCCTGGCTCCCAGCCAGCACCTTGGCGACAGGGGTTTCAGAACTGCGTCAGCAGTTGACATGTCGCCCCAGATGAGGTACTCAGCCTCATGGACAAGAAACCTCTCATAATTTCCGGCCCTGACGTTTCCCTGGCGCTTGCCTTGCGGGCCGGCAGAGAGGGGGTTGCGTATTCCCAACTGTCGATGGGGAAGTGGACACCGGAGTTTTATGCGGAGCGGTGTAAGATCATCAGAGAGAAGTTCCAGCGAGATTTAGAGCGTTTTTCCAAGGATCGTTCCGATGATGGCGGGTGGGATTAATGGCTTACGTCGATCTCCCCCATACCCTTGTGCGGGAGATACTGCGAGACTCGTTGCGCGAGAGCGAGAGGGTGGGGCGTGAGTTGCTAGCTCCTTATGACAATGGCAATTGAACAGCCCACCAGACGCGGACTGATCACTGGCCTCGGCGCCTTCTTCTGTGCTGCCCCTGCCATTGTGCGGGCTACATCGATCATGCCGGTCCACGCCATCGAATGGCACGCGGTCACCGAGATTGACTATGGGTTTTTCGTCTCCGAGTTTCATGTCTCCGAGATAGCGTTCTGGAGCCAGACGCATCGGTATTCGCAGGCCCCCCTGTTGGTCTCCGGTCCACCACCTTCTTTGGGATGAACCCTGATGGGCTATCGTAGGACACCGACCGCACCGCTCCCGCCGAAGGCGTCCAAGTACGGCAACAAGCGGGTTGAGGTTGACGGCATCACCTTTGACTCGCAGGCCGAGACCAAGCGGTACGCCGAGTTGAAGCTGCTGGAGAAGGCCGGCCAGATCAGCGGCCTCAGGCTACAGCCGCGCTTTCCGTTCTATTACCAACCAGCCAAGGGCATGACCTCGGAACTGATCTTTACCTATGTGGCCGACTTCTCCTACGTGGACAATGTTCCGCCACACCCCATGACGGTGGTGGAGGATGTCAAGGGCTTCCGCACGCCGCTCTATCGGCTCAAGAAGAAACTGATCGAGGCGCAGTATGGCATCGCCATAACAGAGATACCTGTGTGAGAGACACCAGATGAGGCAGATGACAGGCTTGAGCCCATGGGTCGTTGATCGGCACGGCGGGCGCTATTCTGATACATACAAGGTTCGCGCCACAGGGCCGGACGAAGCGTCAGTGAGGCCCGTCTTCGATAAGATCAAGTGCGACTTACGACAGGGCGAAGTGAGGCTGCTCGATCCGACCGGAAAGATCGTCGATCGGTGCTGGGCGCCGCGCGCCAGAGTTCATTTGGGTTGAATTCCAAATGACATGCAGGCACGCGCACTGGGAATCCGAGGCAGCGGTCGCAGACGGAATGTGCCCAATCTGCTTGGCGGCCGAACGCGATGACCTGATGAAGGCCAACGCGCTGTTGCACGCGCTGATCGGCAACCGCGAGGCCGAGATCGAGCGGCTGCGAGCCGACAAGGACGTGATCCGCTCGCAGGAGCGCAATGCTGCTTACGAGCGTGATATTGCTGCGCTGGCGGCCGAAATCGAACGGCTGCGAGCCGCGCTCCATTGGCTGCGGCCGTATGTTGAAGGAAGGTCCGTATATGGCAGGCCGCACGCTCTCGACAAAATAATAGATGCCGCTCTCGGCCAGGAGGTGAGTGGGAGAGATGACCACAGATCACGAAATGAGGATGGGGCGTTCAGTCTTTATGAGGAAAACGAACGGCTGCTCGACCGAGCCCACAATGCAGAGCAGACGGTGCTAGGGCAATTCAAGGAGATCGAACGTCTGCGGGCGGCGCTCAAGAATGCCATTGAAGCAATCGATGCCGGTAGCAGAAGTGCGAACCAGGAATAGGACATCGAGCATGAGTGAGGACGGGTTTCTTGGTGGAATACTCTGGGGCTTTGCGTTCGTAGGCGCCATAACAGTGGTGGTCTCCATCATCATCGTGGCCCATGCCATAGTCCGATACATGGGGTACTGACTTCCATAGGCGCCCGTCCTTTCTTCGGGTAGCCGGCGGCTCGGAGTACAGAAAGATCACCTCGGAGGGCGCCCAGGATGTCGCAACCCATCCTGACGATAGGCCGACAAGGTGATCGACGCCGGCAACAACCAAAGGGTCAGACAATGAATACAGTGGAAATGCTGAAGGTCCAGACCATAGTGGGTGAAATGCAGGATGAGATAGACAGACTCCAGGCTCGGATTAAGTGTCTGGAAGATCTAATAGCGCGTGGTGACAAAATATTTGGTAACGGAAACAGCACCCCCCTTCTGGCGGAGAGAGAATGACCCCGCGCGTAATTGACAACTTTCTCCCGGCCGACCTCTACGACAAGCTGCGCAAATACGTGCAGAGCCAGCCGATGAAGTATGGGTCGAAGTCGAACAGCCAGACTGACCCGCATGGCCACTGGTCCTGGAAGCCCATTGGCCGCGACTCCCGCCACAACCTGGCGGATCTGACCTACCTCCTATCACCTCCATTGTTGGACGCCTGGAACCTGATCCGCAACAAACACACAGGCCCCGCTCTCGTCCGCTGCTATGCCAACGGATACCAGTACGGGACCGATGGCTACTTCCATACCGATAGCGTCCGGGCCGACGAGCAGACCGTCATCATCTACATCTGCGATAAATGGGAACCCGATTGGGCCGGCGAAACGCATTGGTATTCGCAGGCTGGTCAGCAGAACTCGGCAATTCCTTGGCCCAACAGGGCACTAATCCTCCCCTCCAACCTCATGCACTGCGCCAGGGCGGTGTCCCGCAAATGTACATCCTTGCGCCTTACCCTGATGTACAAGGTCAGAAACAAACGATCCGACAACTTCGAGAAGCTGTCCGAATTCCTGGTAAAACGCGGAGCCCTCTCGCACAAACACAAGGACGGCTCCCTGCACGATCACCTGGTGAGGGTGTATCAGTTGTTGGAGGACAAGAAATTACCGGAGTCCATCTGCTTTGGCGGCGGCCTGCACTCGATCTACGGCACCAACATCTACGAAGGCCAGATGTTCGACCCGTCCAACCCGCAGAGCAGGGCTACGGTGGCTGATACCTTCGGCAAGGAGGCTGAGGCACTGGCCTACAATTTCTCTATCCTGGACCGGCCGAGAACATTGGAAACCCCCGGAGATGGCAATGCCGTCCATCTAAGGTTCAGTGGTGGGTTCAATACCTCGAACGAGATGCTTCGCGATCTGCAACTGATCGAGGCGGCTAACCTGTTGGACCAGAAGTCCTTGGACAAGTGGCCCAATCTGAAGAAGGTCTGGGAACTATAATTTGGCGCGGCATGGCCGGGCACGGCAGGGCAAGGCATGGCACGGCATAGCGCGGCGCGGCGTGGCAGGGCGCGGCGAGACATGGTGAGGCACGGCAGGGCAAGGAATTTTAATTAATGAGTAGGAAACAAATCGGGCCGGGCAAGGCAAGGCTGGGCAAGTCGCGGCCCGGATCGGCCGGGCAGGGCTTGGCTCGGCGAGGCAAGGCAAGGCGCGGCAATCAACCAAACGCAGGAGGGAAATATGTTGGACAAGACAACGGCAGTGAAGATCAACAGACCAACCGACACTGTGACCAGAAAAGTGGAACTGACGGGGCTGACGGAACTGATGTTCGACCGCTATCCGGGCGACAACGCCACCAAGCTGGAGCCGCATCAAAAGCTGTACTTCGCTCCGGGAGATACCAAAGTTATTGGCTTGCCAAGTCTCAATATCATGTCGTTCTTGTCGGCCCACAACACCAATTCAGCGCCGAAACGCCTGCGCGACAAGCGCAAGTTCAAGGACATAGCCAACGCGATGTTGTCATTCGTATCGATCCGTGAGACGTTCATCCCACTCATCCGCGACGGCAAGCCAATCGTGTTTGGGAAACTCGATCACGACCGCGATCCCGTCAGCGGAATTTACATCCACTACTCGGTGGCGCGGCTCGACAAGGGCATCCCTAATCCCAAGGTGCGCCCGGTGCTGCCCCTTGATTGGGGCATCAAGTTCACGGTGGACATCTTCCCAAACAGGGAGATTAAGGAGCAGGACGTTATGAACCTGGTCGAGGAGGGGGGTCGTGCTATTGGCTTGGGGACTTTCCGAGGCGTGTTCGGGAAGTTCCGCATTGAGCGTTGGGACTAGGCGCGGCCGGGCGAGACGGGGCCGGGCGCGGCGTGGCGAGGTCCGGCGAGGTAGGGCACGGCGTGGCTGAGCATGGCCGGACTCGGCACGGCAGGGCAAGGCGAGGCTAGACAAAACCAAGAGGGTGGCCTATGAGGTGTCGCCATGGATCAGCAGCAGATCATGGTGGCGATGACGCTCGGGGCGGTGATCATCGTCTTCGGCGGGATGCTATTCCTGGCGCTCCGCTTCCTCAACTTCGTGCAGACAATCATCTTGGAACTGGTCAGGCCCGGTTCCACGACCCCGGTGCCGGTGGTACAGCCCTCCCCCCCAGCCCCACCGCCGGCACCGGCCCCCACACCAGCCCCCGTACCCCCGCCGCCCGCCGCAACCCCGGGTTTGCCGCTCTGGTACACGCTTGGGCTCAAGGACGTTGGCTTCCACGAAACCGGGGTTAACCGTGGCATAGAAACCTTCATCTCCCAGGCCCATGTTGGGAGCCTTGGTGACCCCTGGTGCGCCATCTGGGCCAACGCCAAGCTTGAGCAGGCCGGGGTAACCGGCACCCGCAGCGCCTCCTCCCAGTCGTTCACCATCAACCCCAACTTCATATCCATCACCAAGCCAACGGTTGGCTGCATCGTTGTCTTCTGGCGCGACAGCAAATCATCCGGCATCGGCCATGTAGGGTTCTATGTCAGCGAGACTACTACCAGCATCAACACGCTCGGCGGCAACGAGTCCGATGGTGTGCGGATCGAGGCATTGCCAAAGAACGGCTCCAACTTCGGCCTAGTCGGCTACTACTGGCCCAAGTCCGTCCCGCTGCCGTCCAGTGGGCCGGTCTCCGCCCCCGCCGATTCTAACTCCCAGGTGGTCAACCCGCCCCCGCCCAATCCCCTGGCCATCTCCACCATGACCGGCAAGATGTCCACGTTCGGCGGCCCCACCGATAAGGGCGTTGCCCCGGATGAAGGGCTCGCCCTCTGTGAGGTGTCAGAGATGGACAAGTTCGATGGGTATTTCCTCCCTGAACAGCCGCCCGGAACCACCGGCTTGGCCCGCAGATTGGACCCGGCATCCCATTACATCGCGTGCCGCTGGGACTATAAGCAGACCTCCCGTTCATACCTCCAGGGCATCATGGTGATGGTCACGGCCAAGGGCAAAACCCTGAAGGCCCGTCCCATCGATTGGGGTCCCAATACCAATACGGGCCGCATCTGTGATATGAGCCCCGGACTTGCCGCCGCGCTGGGCCTCCAGACCGACAACACCTGCACCGTAGACCTACCGGTCCCATGAATGACGAGAGGAAAAACACATGACCAATACTGACACCGGCGCCACTCCGACAGTTGGCGATCTGTACACCATAGCGGAAAACACTCTTCAAGGGGTCGAAGACCATCAGGGTTTGATAGAAACGATTGGCGGTCTGGCGGGTATTCTCCCCGCCGTGTCGCTGATCATGAAGGCGGTACCATTTCTTATCGGCGCTCTCCGGTTCATGAAGGGAGAAACCGGCAAGTCATGGCTGGACGTGTTCAAGGACTTCCTCAACCACAACACCCCTGGCCAGCCCAATTCCCAGGTACTCAGCCCCACCCCTGTACTCCCAGAGGGCTCATGATTGGGCCATGGGAATGGGAGTTTTTTCTACGCATTGATGATAAACTCGATGCGATCACGGCAACGATGGAGAAGATGATGTCGGCCCTTACCGATCTTAAAGCCGCCCTTGACGACCTCGCCAACCAACTGGTGGTCAACAACGCCGAGATTGAAACACTACTGACGAAGATCACCACCCCCGGCACCTCCGACGCCGATGTCGAGGCGGCAGTGACCCAAATCCGCTCCTTGATTGCGGACAACGCCACCGAGGTCGCCAAGGCCCAAACCACGGCCCCCTGATAGGCGATGACATACCCGAGTCTTAGCCCTATGATGGGGGTATGCCGGCACCACTCATATCACTCCTATCATGGGGGAATATCGTGGCCACGCTTGGGCTTATCGGCACAATCATGGCCGGGGAGTATTTTATCCTGGTTTCGGATATAGCGTCGTTGTCCAGAAATGCCGACACCAGATTTACTCTTACGGAGAATGTAATAAATCAGTTGAGAGCGGACACAAACAAAAACGACCAACTCCTTCGCAAGGAAATCGACTACATCAAGGAGACTCGGCTGACCAAGGCCGCGCACGATGAGTTTGTAAAGCGAGTCGATCAGTACATGGCGACGCCATTCCTACGGGACGATGCGTTCAAAGCATGGGAAACCGAGCGCAACAAGCTGATCGATCAGTTGATCGCGCGCATCAATGCCATCGAGAACGAGGAAAAGCATGAGTCACACCCGGCCAAATAGGAGGTCATAATGCTGCCGCTTCTCATTCAGATCATCATAGCCCTGCTGATAGCCGGGTTTATCTTCTGGGCCGCTCGTCTGGTGATTGGTCTCATCCCAATGGAACCGATCTTCGCCCAGGCCATCAACGTCATACTTATCATCGTGGTGGTGGCAATCGTCATCTTCTACATCGTGATCCCGCTCTTGAACATGCTGGCTGGTGTTCACATCAATTTAGGTGTCCGATGATGAGCAGGAAAGGCCCCATCAAGGTCGCCATCATCGATGACGAGGAAACTGTCCACCATGCCGAGTTGGACGACAAGATCATCGAAATGCCCGGGAAGGAAATTCTCGACGCCGGGGTGAGGACGTTCATGGAATATGCCGGACTCCATTGGCCCACTCACTCGACACCGGACGAGAAGTTCAAGATGGAGAGTTTCAACTACAAGAACGATTATCATTTGCGCGTCACACTCGGGATGGTGTTCAACGCCATGAAGGCGGCCGATGAACGCGGTCTCTAAATTTGCGGTAGCTCCGTTCCCTCGGGTGCGCTTCGAGACATTTCTGTCCAAGCTCAAGATACAAACCAAGGACTTCGGCCTCATCCCCATGACCATGCTGGGGACCCAGCGTTACGTGCTGGACGAGATGTGCGACGCCATAGATAAGGGCATCACCACGTTCTACATCCTCAAGGCCCGCCAACTCGGCATGACCACGTTCTTCATCGCCCTCGACCTGTTCTGGGCCATGAACCACAACGGGCTCCTCGGCGCCTTCGTCACCCACGAGGACCGCTCCAAGGCCGTGTTCCGCAACACCTTCAAGGTGTTTTTTGCGGGGCTACCGAAGTCCCACAAAATACGATGGGACGTGGAAAACCGCGACATGCTCGTGCTCAAGAACGGCTCCGTCATCCAGTACCTGGTGGCCGGCATCAAGGAGAAGTCCAAGGGCGGGCTGGGTCGATCATCGGCCAACAACTACATCCATGCCACCGAGGTGGCGTTCTGGGGGTCGCCCGACGACCTCAACGAACTGTCCGCCACCATGTCCACCTACTACCCCCATCGCCTGAAGGTAGAGGAGACCACAGCCAATGGCTTTAACTTCTGGCAAGAGAGGTATACGGAGGCGCGCGAGGACCCAACGATACGATGTATATTTGTCGGCTGGTGGCGCCATGATCACTATACCTTCCCGGACGATCACCCGTGGTTTTCTATCTACATGCCTCAAGGACACGAGACTCCTTTACACGTACTGGAGCGCAGACGGAGAAGACTCGTCAAGGAAAAGTACGGCGTAGAAGTCACCATGAACCAAATCGCCTGGTACCGCTGGAAACTTGAGAGTCCAAGCGAGTGCGCGGGCGATCAGTCTAAGATGGACGAGATGTATCCGTGGCTGGAGGACGACGCATTCGTCGCCACCGGGTCCATCTTCTTCACCAACACCAGCCTGACCGAGGCGATGAAGCGCGCTCGCCAGCAGCCTTTCATGCCGTTCAAATACGCCATGTCGGAACGCTGGCAGGACACCATAGTCAACGCCACGAGGGACCGCCGTGCAGAACTCAAGATATGGGAAGAGCCCAGTCCCAAAGGCCACTACGTTATTGGCTGTGATCCAGCATATGGAAGTAGCGACGAAGCTGATCGAGCAGTTATCCACGTCGCAAGATGTTTCAGCGACCGAATGGTGCAAGTTGCGGAGTTTGTGTCACCGAATGTCTCGACGTATCAATGCGCTTGGGCACTCTGTCATCTAGCCGGCTACTACCGCAACGTGATGCCGATTATCGAGATAAACGGCCCAGGAGAGGCGGTGATGAACGAGGCTAACGCCCTTCGCACCCAGACCAACAATATGATAAACCATGCGAGCGATGGCCGCGACCCCAATGATATACGCTATGTCCTCAACAACATGAGGTCGTTTCTCTATCGACGCTCAGACTCCATGGGCGGCGGCCTCGCCTACCATTGGCGCACCAATGGTAACAACAAGCCGCCCATGATGCACGCCTTCAAGGACGCATTCGAACTCCATAGGTTTATCATAAACTCCATGTACCTCCTGGAGGAAATGAAGACCATCGTCATCAAGGACGGTAACATTCAGGCCGAGGGCAGCAACAAGGATGATAGGGTCATGGCGGCGGCTCTGGCCCATGAGGCGTGGCGACGCTGGGTGCAGCCCAAGCTGCGCAACATGGGGCTCACATTCGAGCGCGCCTACATGGAGACGATAGGCGCCGGCCCCGACGCGGCGCAGAGGATAGGGATCGACTACCTCCGCAGCCAGAAGATAATGATCGATGAGAGGAGAAACTAATGGTCAGCGCCATAGGACCATATACCGATCAGGAGAAGCGGATTGGCAAACTAATCTTTGATACAATGATGGACCAGCAGGACAATCATCTGAAAAAGGATGGATGGGACAGTCAGCTTGGTAAGGGGTGGCATGGTTATTATTGTATTGCCGCCCGCGCCGTGATCGAGGCTATGAATAACGAAAGGAAAACTGATGCCTGAGGACAAGCTGGCCTTTCTCGACAAGGCCGTTAAGGCGCTGCACGAGCGCAAGAAGCAATACCAAGAGGCGATGGATGGGAAGCCCCAGGAGCCGGCACCGGCCCCGGTTAAATCACCGGAAGAGGAATATGCCGCATACTTTGCCAAGTGGTTCCAGCAACTGGCTCCGTTCCGCACCAACTGCTTCCGGTGCGGTGTGGACTCCCCCATCGTCCACAACCGCGTAGGAACCCTTGCCTGGGGGGACACCAAGCAAATCCGCCGGGGAGACACCGACATAACCAACGATGTCATCACGGCGTTTGAGAGGATTGGTTGGAAGTTTCAGAAGCGGCGGTCCTACTGCCCGACATGCAAGAAACTAGGGAGCATATGATGGCCAGGAGTAAAAAAAAGGAAAGGGCTGAAGACAAGCAGGTAAAAATGTTGGTTAAATTTTTACATAAGACGCTTACAAAGTACGCGATTGGTAGTAAAAAGTACAACATACTTATAAAACAACTAGAAGACCTTGGGCAAGGGAGTGCATGAACACAGACGAGATCATCAGGTGGTTCCGACGATTCAAATACGATCAGGAGTTCAGGGACGAGAACGGCTCCCTGACGATACGAATAACCCCGCTGTGCGAGTTTGTGGGGATAAACAGAACTAACCTCTACGCGATACTGGCGCGGAAACGGCCTCTGGGTGCGGGACACCGCAAGCGGCTGGAGTACGCTATCCAGTGCGTCCAGAACGGACTGCGCTGGCATCGCCCCGGCAGAAATTGCAAGTACGAGATCACGGGGCCGGAATTCCCGTCACTGCCGCGTTACGAATATCCCAAGTCCAGGAGAGCGGCATGATCATCCGGTCTTGGATTTGTCTCAATAAACACTGTCTCCACCAATGGGATGGCGAGGGTGACCATCCGCCCTGTCCCAGGTGCGGCGGCATCCGCGTGCAATGGGTGCCCAGGCCAGTGGCGCTGCGATCAGACAGAACCAAGGAGATAGACCGCACTGTTTCCCAGTTGACGGCCGCCTACGGCGACAAAAACTACCGCTCCCCGCGCAGGCACGAGTCTACGGCGCCCAAGGTCAACCCGGTGGTGACCCCGGGCAAGACCATGAAGTTCCAGCCCGCCGGCATGGCCGGGTGGTCCGTCGATTTACCGCTTGACGCCGCCGGCAACCCTGCGTCCATATGTGCTCCTACCGGAGTTACCGCCAAACTGCCGATTGCGGCCGGCAAATTGGGGGTCAAAACTCAGGTGAGCGAGAAGTCGCCCAACTCCACCGGGATGGTCCCTAAATATGAGGCCATCCACCGAGGCACCAAATGATAATCCCGCGCGGCAACATCAAAGGCGGCAAAGACCGCGACGACAAGGTGCAGTCCATTCTTGACACTTGCCTATCCTCAAAGCGCGACCGAGATGCCCTGTATCTCCGCAGAAAGAGGTACTTCATGTTTGGCACCTCGGACTACAGTGTCGAAGTAAAGTATAACAGGCTCCAGGCCCATACCGACCTGGTGGCCTCCTTCCTGTACGCGGCCGACCATTGCCGGTTCAACATTGCGGCCCCCCGCAACTCCTCCGACGAGATCGTGGCGCAGATTATGTCCATGGAGGATGAGTGGAACGATGTGTTCAGGGATTCGGGCATCGCCTACATGTTCAACGACGCCCTGCTGTGGTCCCTGGTGTTCGACTCGATGTTCATCAAAATGGGATGGAACAACGCCAGGGGTGAGCTTTTCGGCCGGCTGTTTGCCCCGCACGACTTCTCGGTCTATGACGAGTCGGAGCCGGAACTCGACAGCCAGGAAGCGTTTGTCCATTCCTATTCCATCAATTGGGACAACGCGGTACAGAGGTTGCTGCGGGCAGGGAAGAAGCCTCTCATCAAGCAGATGGCGGCCCGTCCGGGGCAATTTAGTGACGAGATGCCCCCGGTCCTAGCCAACCTCCTCATATCGGCCACCGGAGGCCCCAACCTCTCGGGCGCCATGATGGGGCGCGCCACCGTGGACTACGAGCCGAGAGCTACCTACGAGCCCAACAGCGACAATCCTATGGTTCGTTTCCATGAGGTTTGGGTTTGGGATGACGTGACCGAGGACTTTGCCCTGTTTACATGTTGCGACGGCGTGGACGGGGTACTGTCCGACTCGCGCGACACCATCGCCGCTCTAGGACGCGCCACCTCGCTCGACAGCGTGCGCAAGCAGTACAAGGGCAAGTCCAACATATTCCTGGAGCAGGAGCATCCGTTCATTCATGTCAAGCCGTATTCGCTCTACAACTTTTTTTGGGGTGAGGCGCATAGTGACCGTCTCATACCCCTACAAGTTTGGACCAACGAAAGGCTCCAGCAAATTAGCGATATACTGGAACGGCAAGTGGATCCTGCCAAGGTCTTTTCTGGCTTCATGGGGCTTAGTGACGAAAAGGCCGAGGCGCTCGGCGGTCCCGGCTCGTGGGTCATGGATATGGTCCCGGGCGCGAAAGTGGATGAACTCAAGCCGCCCATGCCGGAAGACCTATTCCGTGAGTTCAATGAAATTGGGCAAATCTTCCTGGAAGCGAGTGGGCTTACTGAAACGGTCACCGGCCAAGGCACATCGGGCGTCCGAGGTCGCGGTCATGCTAAACAACTGGCGACGACCGGTTCCGGCCGAATTCGCAAAGTGGCGGTAGGGCTCGAACAGCCCCTCGTCAAGATAGCCGACATTGGTATTAAACTGATCCAGAAGAACTCCGATGTCCGCATGATGACCGACACCGGACAGGAGTTGATCCCGGCCCTGATGGCAGAGTCCAAACTCAAGATCAGGGTGGCGGGACACAGCCACTCGCCCTTGTTTGCTGACGAGGCCAAGGAACAGGCCGCCGGCTTGTTCAAGGCCCAGGCGATTGATCGCGAGCAACTGATCCGCATGTTAAACCCGCCCAACGCCGACAACTTGATTCATCAGTTGCGCAAGCGCGTGAAGGCGGAAGTGCAGAAGGCCCAGCAGCAGGCCGCGATGGGCGGCGACAAGAAGGGGCATAAGGCGGCTTAATAGCGTCGTTCGTCGCGTTGCGCCCCGGCTATTTCTGTAGTTGAATGTCCTGGTAGAAACTCCCGCCCGCAATGACGGGTAATCAAAATGGAGGTCACCATGGCTAGGCGGCACCGACGCGGCAGGCGGCGCTAAACGCAAACCCTGTCAGTCCCCACGGACGCGAGAACCCCGCCTTGTCCCCCCTGGCGGGGTTTTTGTTTGTCGACCGTCGCGGTGACAAGCTCCCCCATTTAGGCGTATTGCTCAAAAACGAATTAGTTTTGGAGCAAGAATGTCTCCTCCTTTCGGCCCTCGACCACCAATGACAGCCGGCGGCATGTTGCCGCCCAGGCCGGCGTTGCCGGGAAATCCGGCCGGTGGGCCGACTGGTCCAGGATCGTCGCCCGCGCTTTCCCCCGGGGAAGGAGCAGGCAAAGAAGCGGCGGCAGACGCACAGGTAAAGTTTGCGATTGAAACTCTGCACAAGGCGCTGCTCGCCTACCCAATCGCCAGCAAGAAGTACAACGGGTTGATCAACGCCGTGAGAGCCCTCACTGCAAACTTCGGCAAGGAGCAGGACGGCGCGATGGCCCCGGCTGTCGCCACCCAGATGGCGCAAGCCGCAAAGGGTGGCGGCATTGGTGGTGCAGCGCCTCCCCCCGGAATCACACCTCGCCCCGGCATCGGCGCCCCGACAATGGCTCCGATGGAAATGCCCGGCGGCGGCGCATAACAGGAGGTTACATTGGCAGAATATAACTACCTTCGCCCCAAGGTTTCCTCGGGCGACATGGGCACCCGAAAAGCCAAGAACGGCATGTTCCAGAACGTCGCGTCCTTCTCTGAGTACGGCGGGTTCTCGTCCGCCTCCAAGGTGATGGCGCCCGACCGGCCGCTGTCCCTGGAGAAGAGTGACCTCACCCGCAAGGGCAAGCCGATCTAATGGCCGAGAAAGCCAAAGACACCGCCGAGGCCGACAGCATCATCAATCCGTTCGGCCGCAAGGGCTACATGGTGGGCACGTCAGACAAGATGATTGTCGAAATCAATCGCAATTTCGAGAAAGCGTTCCCGACCGGCAACCTCAAAGACACCTCTAAGGCCAAGAACTACGGCAATCCGTCCGGTTACCCCGGTCTTGCCGGCATCAAACTCAAAGATGGGTACTAACATGGCTGTCACACCTGAAGTTCTGCAATCTCTGGGGCAACTGGCCATGAAACTGGCCGGCGACCCTAATACGCGCAACGATTTTCTCAAGCAAATGAAGAAGGTGGACCCGAATTACCGCCTTCCGGCCGATGTTCAGTTCGAAGATTTCAAGTTGCAGTTCAAGCGAGAGCAGGAAGAGAAGGAAATCCGCTCCAAAGCGGAGCAGGCGCAGCGAAATGCGCGCAACCAGCGCAACAAATTGATCAATTCGGGGAAATACACCGAGGATCAGGTCAAGGAAATCGAAACCGGCGTGATGAAGAAGTACGGACTCAACGATTACGAGGCCGCCGCCAAGGTCTACGCCGCCGATATTGCTCCCTCGAAGCCATCCAATCGCGACAAGATGCGTCACGGGCAAATCTGGGAGTTTCCAAACCTCCCTGGCCTGCTGCAAAACCCGGAAAAAGCGGCCTCGGATGCTGCCTACGCCATCATTGATGAATTTCGCGCCGGCCGATAACCGGCGGCAATAACAGTAGGAGGCTCATGTGCCGGTATTCGGTCAAGGCATTATTCCAGCGCAAGGCGCGATAGCTGCGGAATTGGCGGCTGTCACCCGTCGAGCCTTCATTCCCAAGGTGTTCGTCCAACTTTGGAAGTCCACTCCGTGGATGGCGGCGATGCTTTCCCACGCTCAGGTGGCCTCCGGCGGCTTGTCACCCATCACGGTTCCCCTCCAGGGCAACCCCATGGTGACGATTCAGAACATCGGCTATGACGGATCGTTCAACCAGCCTGGTGTGACGCCTGGTTTGCAGAACGCGGAATTCGACCTCAAAGGGTATCTCACCGCCATTCCGTTCCTAGGAATGGAGGGCTTGGTCCAGTTGGACTACTCGGTAGTGCCGCTGATCGAAGCGCGCATGAACGACGCCACCAACGTTACATTAGACCGCTTCTCCACCGACATGTACAACAACATCGCCAATACCCAGTCCATGGTTGGGTTGCCGGCGGCGGTGGATGACGGAACCTTCGCCGCCAGCTACGGCGGTCTATCCAGAACCAACAATGCGTTTTGGAAATCAACTTACGTCCACAACTCCTCGGCTACCACCCCCACCCGAAATTTGATGTTGCAATACATCAGCCAGGTGACGAAGGTTACGGGCGAGACCCCCAAGATGGGGCTCATGGGGTTTGGAACCTGGACAAATTTGGCGCAAGATTTTACCCCGAATGAACGCTACAACGTCACCCCCAATTCCTCCTTCAGCGAGGGCAAGGTCGAAGCCCTGTTCAAGGCCCTTGATATCGCCGGGGTGCCATTTTATCCCGACCCCTATTGTCCCGAGGGCACCCTCTATCTCCTCAACACTGACTACCTCTCTCTCTACATTCATGAGCGTGCATCCTTCCACTTCACCGGGTTTGAAAGCACTTTGGCCAACGGCCAGTTTGGCTATCTCGGCGCGCTCCTGACGCTTCTGGAGATGGTTGATGTCAAGTGCAAGGCCCACGGCAAGTTCGACAACCTCGCCTACCTGAACATTTAAGGGTGAACCCATGAGACTCGGTGGCGCATTTCCATTCAACCAGGCGGGTTCATTCCCGATTTCGCTTCCCGGCGGGGCCTATTCCTACCTGCCCCCGGGAAACTACCTAATCACCTTGGGTGGGCAGACCATCCTACAGTGGTGGGACCCGGTGCAATGGTCCTGGCGCAACATGTCCACGGCCGGCGCTCCTACTTTCGCCATGGCGGTGGACGGCTACAACTGGCGCATCATCAACATGTCGGGCGTGGTGCAAGGGGCTTCGATTACGACTCCTGGGACGGTGGGGACCAACGGCATCGGCCCCACCCAGACCGGCTGCACGGTCACCATCGCGGCCCCGGCCTCCGGTATCCAAGCCAAAGGCTATGCCATCATCGGCGGGGCGGTTGGGACCGCAGGCGGCACCGCGACCGTTACCCAAGCCGGTTCCGGCTTCGTGACACCGCCCACCATCCTGATCGATCCGCCGCCCCCCGGAGGCATTCAGGCTACCGCAGTGGCAGCTCTGACGGCCGGCGGCGCCATCACTTCAGTGACCATGGTTAATCCTGGCGCCGGCTACACCTCGGTGCCTAACTTCTACGTGGTGCCGCAGTTCCTGGACTACCCCGGTTCCCTGGCGCTGCCCTATACGGTTCCGGCCACCGGCTTGCCGGCTCCATACTTCCCGCCCGGCCTGATCACCAACTTGCCGCCTCAGAACTGGGCCTCTGGCCTGACCCCGGCTTCGGGAACGACTGGCGCCCTGATCACCGGCCCGGCCCTCGCCGGGAGCGCCACCCTCACCGGCCTCGTGGTCACCGACTACGGTTCCGGCTACCTTGCCTCGGCCATCCCAGCCATCACCTTCGCCAACGGCCCAACCAGCGCCGCCGCCACCGCCATTCTTTCCACCGCGCTGCTGACCCTGACCGGCGGTTCGGGCACTGCTTACACTGTTGGGAATGCCTGGGTCAGCTCGCTGGGTCTTCTCACGCCCGCTACCGCTCCGCCCATTACCACGGCCTTTTATAACAACAACTGGCTACAGCCCCGGCCCGCCCGAGGTGTCCTCACCTCCACGGCCGGCGCCCTGACCATGGAGGACCCTGGCTTCGGGTTCCAGAAACTGCTGATCGCCGCCAACTTCGGCGTTCTGCAAAGTTCATCCATAGGAACGGGGTCCATCGTGTTCTCGGCCATGACCCAAGGCGGCATCAACGACACCTCCGTCCTGCAAATGATGATCAACGACTAGTCCCATGGACCACATCAAGGACTTGATAGAGGCGGTCGCCAAGGCTAAACGAGATGCCTATGCAACGGCCCCGCGCGACAACAACGATCACTTCGACGCCGCAATGTTCATTGCCATGGCGAATGCCTTTAATACGTGGATCAACTACCCGGACGAACGCGAACACCCCCCGGAACCCGAAACGCTTGCGCCGGAAGTGGTTGGGCCTCTACCGCCCCCGATAACCGAGGACGAGCTTACGCCTGCTAGAAAGAAGGCAAAATCATGACTGAACCGGTCACAGAATCTGAACTCGGCCAGCCCCAGATCATGAATGTCAAGGTGGTCAATCGGAACGACTTTCCGATCAGCGACCGCTTTGACGGTGTGCCCTATACGTTCCCGGAGAACGTCCCCATCTCGCTGCCCATCGATGCCGCCAACCACATCTTTGGCTGGTTCCCCAGCGTGGACCTGTCAACCGTGGAGCGTCACGTCAAGAA